AGCCTGTACATGTTCTTGGACGGCACCGTAACCGATGCGCGGACGCCATTGAACTGCGGCAACAAGGCTCTGTTGTACTCTGTCGAAATGGAGCCGAAGGCAAAGTTGCCGTACGCGCTGGTTTGCAGGACTTGCGTCAGCCCGGTCTTGTCGAAGGCAATTGGCGTACCAATGGCCTGAAGGCTTCTCGTTGCGATGGACTTCTCTGGTCCGGCCGGAATGACCGCGTAGTCCGCGTCGCTGCTGCCGTACAGAACGAATACCCCGTTGTCGATGGTGGCAATTAAAGTCGATGCCGACTCAGATGACCCGGGGACGCGAATCATCCCGGAAATGGTTCCGCCGACAGCGATAGATACCGCTCCAGTCGGGCCATCGAAACGGTACGGCGATTCGATGGAACTGATGGCGATTTCGGCTCCCTCCGCAAGTACAAGTCTTCCGCCATGGACCTCGATGTGCCTCGGGGCGGCTTGTCCGCTGTTGATGAAGTGAAACACCGACCCGTTGAACGCAAACGCTCTTCCGGCCCCGTTAACTCCGTAGACCTCCTTCATGCTGGACGCGCCGAAGAAGTTGTGCGTCCGCGTCTCGTACACGCCATCGAGGGGCAATTGATGCGCAACCGAACCTCCGGCAGCGTTGGCGCGCCTAACGCCGGAGACTCTTAGTTCTTCACCAGAAACAAACGGCCCGCCCGTGATGGATGCGCAGATCAACTGGCCTCTGGCTGGATCTCCTGAAGTAAACCCAACATCCCCGCCTTCGACGACGACGCGCGTGATGACGGCAGACGCACCAGAAGTTCCTCCAGTTACCGTGTTGCCGACAACGATGGGAGTGCCTGTGTTGCCGAGATTGAATGGGATGGAGAATCCAAGCGAAACAGCAGTCCAACCGGTAGCGGAGGACGCGTACATCACGCCTGCCGTGGCGGATGCGTTATTCCGGACGCAGTAAACGGTATTACCTAGAGACCATACGCCTCTAATACCGCCGCTGCCCGGCGGCCTCGTGATGGACGACCTGTATTCCTGCGAGGCGAGATACAGCCAGTCGAGGTCGGCGAACGGATCTTGTTGATACGTCGCTGGCTGTGCCGTAATGGTGCCGACCGGCGTGGATCCGATCCTCAGCGTTTCGCCGATAGGGAATGGACCTGTGACCCTTGTGACGACCAGCGCTTGCTGGCTCATTAGGTTCGGGTAGACAGCCAAAACCTTGCCGGTCGAACCGCTTGGGTGCGCGTTGACTGTGTCCCCTATACCAACAGTAGTAAACGGCCCCCAGATCAAGGTGTACGTGGCCGAACTTGGAGCAGTTCGCCCGTCGAAGCGTTCGATCCCACTGATCCGGCGATACCCGTTGCCAACCATGACCTCGTAGTTCATGGCGGAGACGAGTTTCCCCGGGTCGATTGATCTCGACGGCGTCGACACGTCCAGCCCACCACGGCAGATTACCGTGTCGGACTGGCGCGGGGTTGTTTTGGGAGTAATCCACATTTAAACCAACGGGCAGGGCGGCATCATCTGCTCCAGTTCCCTGTTTTCCATCCGTGCCATCAGAGTCGCGTACATATTCCTCGCGTGCGTGTACTGCGCGCTCGACTCCTCGAATCCGGCGTAGCGGATCAGCGCGTTCCACACGATGATCATGTGCAGATACGCGGGGAAGTCCGGCGTGGCGATGTCAGATGCCGGGAAGTTGGCCGGTTCCCGTTGGTAATCTCCGTACACCGTGTACGCGGCGTCCGGCAGCAAGTCGAAAACGAGCCGGTCTTGTGGGTCTACCGAGAAAAACCTTGGTCGTCCGGTCGTGGTGTGCCACGCGCCAACCAGACGCGTGTCCCGAAAATCATCCCATACCGGGACGTACGACAACTCTTGCTCTGTCGCGATACCTTCGGATGCCAAGTACAGACGGAGGGTATGGCAGTGATACCTGTTGATGTCGTGCGTCAACCCAGCAGCGGCTTTGACTGCCGCCTTGGTATAGGACCGAGTGGAAGGCGTTAGAACGAACTGGAACCCGTGGCGCATGAAACGCCACGAATTGTGCATGGACTGGATGTCCAGCCACGACTGCTGGATCCAGTTCACTACGCGTCCAAGTTCGCCGGTCTGCCCAACAACGGTCAGAGGCGATCCCGGCGGCCCCGGGATGCCTGCCTCGGTTTTGAGCGTCTGGCATAGCTCCCGGAAGTTCACGCGCTCTCCTTATCCGATAGGCTCTTCCCGGATCGCCTTGAGCCACGCCGGGCCCTTCGGGTGCGGATCGTGGATGACGGTGAACGGATATTTCTCGAACACGCGTCCGTGCATCTCGATCTTGTCCAGTTCCCCCGGGGTAGAGTTCTTCTGCGAGTAGCGAATTTCCCTTGCCCGGGCGAGAACTTCGACGTACTTCCGCTTGACCTTGACTTGCATCCCGCGCGGAATCGCGACCATCGTTTCGCCGACGTTGACCGGAACGAACTTGTCCTCGAATTCGTCGCCGCTTTCCGCCAGACGGATGGTCAGCAACTGGTTGGCGAACTCCTCGCTAGAGAACGCCTTATCGCCCTTCTTCATCGAGTTCAGGACTTCGTGAACCGTCACGGCCTCCAAGCCCGGGTTGTCGAGAACGACTTCTTGGGCAGTGAATACTTCAGGCATACACCCTTCCTAATTTGGAAATGCGGGGCGGCGACATGCCGCCCCGCCGCTCGATTACGCCGGAGCGCCGGGCGGATCAGCAAGTTCGGTAAAGACGTTGGTGTATGCTGTAGTCACACCAGTCGCGTCGAACGCGGTCACGCCGAACGTGAACGGGTTAGTCGTCGTTGCCACGCGGACGTACGCCGTGGGCGCGTGCGTGCGCGGCAGGCTCGGCACCGGCGGCCGGATGCCAGAGTTGATACGCACGTCATCGCCCTTGACGCAGATCAGCGCGCCGGTCGTGCTGATGCCAATGGCGTACAGCGCCACCGTTCCGGCTGCTTGTACAGGCGTAGTCGCACGGAACACCGACGACGCGCCGTCCGTGGTCGGGAAGCTGACCTGCACGTTGATACCGCCAGCCGCGTCGCCTGCGCGGGAATAGAAAATCCCGTCGATGACGTACGCGATAGGGTTGGTTACCTGCCGAACGTTGGTAGTCGTGGAACCAGTGGCCCACGCGCCCGACTGGAGGCAGAAGTTGCCTCCACGGTTGTTTTTCATCAGGTTGTCGCTCATTGATGCCTCCTATTCTATTCACGAGTGCGCAGCACTGGAACGGTAGTCGTCGACGCGCCGCTGTTGGCGGCGCCGGTCGTGACACCGCCGTGGACGTGCGCGTTGAAGACGCTTCGCAACGATTCCAGATCGCGCCGAATATCGTCGATTGCGATTCGCAACTGCCAGATCTGCTGGTCGTTGAGCGAGCTATAGACTTCTCTGACTGATGCCATAAGTTGTGCTCCTGTTGTTGCACTGCGGGGCATGACACCCCGCAGTGCGTTACATCACCATTAGGTCACCAGAGCGCTAGCCGCACATTCCAGACGGACCATCCAGTTCTCATTTAGACGCACGGCGTTGAACCACGTCGATGCGCCAACGTAACCGAATTGCCCCATCGGGTTAGCGTGGTTCACGCTGGTCGCCGGCAAGACAACAGGACGGATCGCGTTGTAGCCCTTGAGCGCAACCTGACCCCACGCATCTTGCGCGACGATCAGCATCGGGTACACGTCCGCGTTGTTTGAGCCAGTGGACGGCGCACCGTTGGACAGCACCGTGTTAGCCGGAGCCACCGCGCCCGCTTGGAGGAACGGCGTGAACAGCGGGCTGGACACGAAGCGGAAATCCTCGACGGCGCCGATTTCACGCTCATGCACAGGTTTGTGTGTGGCGTAATCCTCCACACGAATAAACCCGGCCAGACCACGGATGTCAGCGGTCAGATCGGTGTGATGGAACACGATGAACGACCGCCCAACCGAACGGACGCCGTAATCCGGGCCCGGGGCCAGCATTCTCGTAACGCGCTGCCCACGGTTGGCTTCGAGTACACGAGCCGCCCTACGAAGAGCCGACAACGTGACCGGCTGGTTGACGTCGGTACGGAGCGAGCCGTTTGCGAGCACGACGTTCGTTCCGCCACGCAGAACGCCGTAACGTACCAGTTCGAGCAGTTCGGCCATCGCCTCGCCGCAAACGCGCGTCATGTCGGACGGGATGTCATCCTCGTACAGCAGTTCAGCTCTGGAGGTAAACTTGAACAGAACGCCCCATTGCTGAAGCTGTACCGGCACATCGACATAGTTGATGGTGCGCGGCGACGGCGTAACGCCTTCCTGCAGAACGAAGTCGGATACGACGATGCGCGGCGTGCCCTGATAAG